TCCTAACGATCTTGGAAATCGCAACCTTGCTTTGTACGTTGACCGCTTTCTCAGTGGCTCCGACTCAGTAAGGTTCACTCCCGATCCCTTCAGCACTACCGCAGACGTGGTATGGGCTAACACTGCGAACGTAGCAACTACCGGAAACAGCATTCAAAAGAATGCCGGCACTGACGGGGCGGCAGACGCGGGCGGTTTCTCAACCAAGGCTGTTGGCCGCGCCCCTTGGCTTGTCAGTATGAAGATTACCGAGACAAACAAAACCAGAGTCTTTGGTGTCTCCAGTACAAGTACGGGAATCAACATCGCCAATATCTTGTACGGCTTTAATATCTTTTCTACTGGCGCACTGTTGCTATGGGAAAACGGCACGGGCTATGAATCAGGCGGACAAGCGTATTCAGCCAATGATGTTTACCAAGTAAGATCACCCGATGGCGTAAACGTTTATTTTGTGCGGATTCGCAGTGGAGTAGTAACAGTATTGCGCAAGGCTTCGATTCCAATCACGCCTTCAATGTATCCTCTTTTCGTTCAAGCAAACATCTTAGGATCAACAGGAACGATCACGGACGCTAAGATTCATGGGCTCTTGCAGTAATTACACACCGCCGTCCATTTCTTCTGCATCTTCAACCGTGTAGCACTCGCAGCGAAGGTGATCCGCGTAGCCCATCAAGCACTCGCCCGGATAAGCGCATTCCCAGTCTTCGTTATCTTCGTCTTCGAACTCGTAGTATTCGTCAGCTTCATCAACGAACGGGTCAATGTAGTCTTCACAGTAGCTCATCTTTTCTCGGCTCTCTCCGTGCGTCTCGATACATCCACCAGCGGCCCTCTGCCCATCGCACACGTCCGTTGTAAATCCAAAAACTATCGTCGCCATAAGTGACCACAGAACCGTGATGCAGTCTGGTTTCAACCCGATCCCATTCTTCGTACATGCTACCCGGCGGCGAGGCCTTCCGCTTCCCATTGCAATCCCAGAAGTGATGCCACGGTCTAACAACGTAAGGCCGCAGATAGAAGATCACGGTGTTGGCGTAGCAGCAATATGGCTGTGCTTTATCAGGGCACGGAGCTTTAGTTAGAAGCGGTTCCCTAACTTCGATTAAATGCTCGAACTCAGTCGGCAGGATGAGAATGTCGTTATTCATTGGTTAGACGCGGTTTCCGAGCAGCTTCTTTACGCGACCGCACAGACTGAGCAAGATTGACCACCTTAGGCTTTGTTTGCTCAATGGGAACTTGCCGACAGTTACAAGTAGTTGTTCCATCTGCGTACATGAACAGAAAACACATAACAGTAATGGTAAGAAAGTCAATCATTCCTTTGCTCCTTGTTTGTATCGGTAGGAAGTGGACCCAGCCCACTTCCCTTTCGTTGAGTTTCAAAAGATAACGAAGACCGGGCATCCCCACGCCGCCATACAGCCGTTATAGATCTGGTTGCTTCTATCCATACAACTAGACCAATGTTGATTCCCTTCAATCAGTAAGCAAGACTTCAGGTAAGCGGCTTCTTGCGCCTGACAGTCCTTGTCAGCCGTTACATAGTCTGGACACGTTGCGCATTCTCCGGTTGGGGCGACTATCTCAAGCGTTGACCCAATAGGCGTGAAGCTAACCTGTTGTTGCGCTGCGCTGTTTCGTGATTTGTTGAGGCCAGCGACCGTCTGTTTTCCCTGTTGGCGCGCGGGAATGGCCGCCACGGCCAGCAAAGCTAACAGGCCCAGCGATAATAAAATTACACGTAGGTTCCGGGTTGATATAAACTTCATTTCGTGAGTTTCCTTTCTCTGAGTTTAAGGGTTTCGGATTAAAGGAGCCGGGCGCAACCGCACTCCTGTGAACTTTCCTTCCAAGTGAACTGTAGTTATAATCCGCATCGCTTTCCCAAATAATTTCAGGAAACAAAGTTAAATGTTTGGTAAACCCGTAATCATTCTCTCAGGAATACTCACTGTACTCTGCTACTTGATCATGTTCGCGGATGGTACGACCATCTGCTATTGCAGCACTGAACCGCCAGTTATACCGCCCAGTGCGGTCATCATCGAAGTGCAGCCGGGACCATCTCCAACTCCAATCCCTCCAGTAGATGATCCGCAATAGATCAATAAACCGGGCACTCATATTTCAAACACGATCGGGTGATTCACCGGACTATAAGACTCGTCACAGATTGAAGCGTTAATGAATCTTGTGCCGTTCAATTGCCACTCACCATAGCCGCCGTGAATGTGGCCGAAGACATGAAAGCGCGGCTTTGTGCGCCCGACCGCTTTCAACAATTCTTCACAGCCTAAGTGCGGCTCGCCAAGTTTCACGTAATCAAGAATGCCCCACGGTGGACCATGTGTGATCAACACGTCGCAAGGCGGTATGCGGTCCCAATAGCGTCTGATTGCGGCACCGCGATCCATATTGAAGGCCCAATCACAGAAGCGCGGCTGCCACGGGGAACCGTAGAATTTAACGCCTTCGATTTCAACCATCGAGTCCTTTAGGTAATGCCCGAAGTCCGTAATTAGCGGCTCTGCCAATTCAGGCGAGCGCGAGAAGTCAAATAGCCAGTCATGGTTTCCAGCAACAAAGATCTTATGCCGATGTGGCTGTGATTGGAACCACTCGGCAAAGGTCGCTACCTCGAAGTAGTCTCCGCTTATAGTCGCATCGCCCGCGTGAATCAACACATCGCCATCAGGGACCGCAATCCGATCTTCAAACGTATGCGTGTCACTAATTGCCACCACTCTCACGGTTGTAACTCCTTGCTCTCAATTACCAGATAGACCACGCCCTTCTTCTCACCTTTGGCAGTGGTTCAAAAGTAGTAGGAACATCGACATATTCATACCCGATATACCACGTACAAAGCTCACGACCATCACGGTAGGTTATTGATCCGCCCATTTGGTTTTCCTTTCTTGTAAGTGAAGTTAGGACATCTGCCACAGCCGCATCCCATTCCTCGTGACTCGTTATGTCTGGCATGGGCCCATCTTGGACACCCACAAAGACCACAGGGGATACGCCATCGAGGTTGATTGGCGAGATACTCATAGAACTGTGTCTCTGATTCAGTGATCACGAGCCTTTGATGAACTTATTATGCCCGACATGCCACGGGTTCTCTCGACATGTTCTGGCTATGCAGTAGTAAACGACCATTGGCAATCCATCTTTGAAATCCGGTTTATAATCCTTTGCCTTTTCCAGCCCTCGCAAGTGTGCTTCTGCCGCTCCGCGTGATCTGTGTCCGCGTTTGTGGCAGTGCTTTCCTATGCGTTCAATGGCTGGCATCATCTAGTGTCCATCCGCAAGCACCGTTTTGGTAACCACGTTAAGAATGCTCGCCTGTAACCCTCAGATCCATAGATAACCAAACACAAGTAACGAGAGCCAACACGTTGAGCAATCCATATTTCATCATGCGGAAAGACTGCTCGTTGATAAGAACCGAGAGCAACGCACGGCATACCAAAGGTATCGCGTAATCGGGCTGCTTTTAAGTCGTAACTCATTTGTGTAGCCATCTTGAAAGAGTTTGCGCGGGCATGTGATGCCCCATACTGTATGTGTCCGTATGCGACTGAGCTAGCCGCATCACTACCCAAGCCAGAAGCGTTACCGACTAGCTCGCCTTCGTGTTGGCTCAAACGCTTTCGGTCTTATCCGCTGGCCTATCCCGACGATCACCCGCGCAAACATTTGATATACGGGACTTCTTCAAGGTCAATCCGATTGAACCTTCGCAAAGCGTTGCCGACAGTGCGAGTCCCGTATAAGTTGAAAACCCCGTGAAATACCCTGCGCGGCGGACCCCGTTTTGGCGTCAAAGCGGTCGCGAACCGCTAGGCCCGACTCCTAGAAAGCCGTTGGATATCTGAGGACTGCTACGTCAATCTCCCTCAGCCCCGCCGCGCAAGCCTTCAAATATCAGTTACAGTGAATTACGCTGCTTCCTTAAACTCATGGAAGCCGGGCGTACTTGATAAATGATGAATGTTGTCGTCTGCCGATTTAACGCACTGCACACATGATCCAGACTGAATCTCTTGCGCCTTCTTCACACCCTCTGCGATGTTGCTCTTTACGGCTTCAGGTAAAACCTTCTTAGCCCTAGACTTTCTTACCTGAAACTTGTGCCCGTGATCGTCGCCGCCGTGTATTGGATCACCTTCTGCCGCCCCGCAGACTTCGCTATCTGTGAGCGGGAACTTACAAGGACGAACCTCCGCTTCGCTGGTGTTTGCCGGCGCAGGTTGAGATCCTTCTGCAAGTGGGACAAACTCATCCAAGACGAGGTCTAACACGTCTTTGTTCTTTCGTAACTCTGTGATTAACTCTTTAGCGCGATTTTGGATTAGTGGGATTCTGCTTCTCATAAAGTCCTTCCTGAATGAAAGATATTAACAACCGTGCTTTGTCTTCATGTGCCGCTCTAGCGCTTTGAATGAGCGGTTGCACTTCGGACAAACACCCCTCTTCACGCGGTTCAGTTCTCGTTGGAGTTTCTCGCGTTGTTCGCGCTCCATGCGTGTTTGATTTTGCTCTGCTGTGAGTCGCTTACGGAGTTTGTCTTCCTCGGTTTCCCCGCCGTAGACGTTCGAATGCCCGTTCGGACAAGTGAATGCTCGGTGATCCGCACGCCGCCGCTGCTCAAAGTCAGGCGTAACGCCGAACGGCATCCCGCAGTTCGCGCAATCAATAGCGTTGAATTCGTATTCAAATTTGATGGCTTTCAAACCCATAACAAACCCCTCTCAGTTTTTAGAAAACAATGGGCGATGCAGTTCCCCCCAAACACCGCCCATCTCAAAATAACGTCTCAATGGTTTGTCACCGCCCCAAGACGCTATCAAGAGATCTATTCCTTTTCACGCGCTACTCATTAACTACCAGTTTTGGTTTTGGCAACGATTTAACCGGAGCCAAATCAATTGCAAGATCGCGTTTTGCGTCACGCCCGGCTGTGACTAGCTTCGCCGCTACTGCTAATTGATGGTCATAGCGTTGTTGCCCTACTGCGTCCAGTCGTTCACGAGGCGTGATTGCTAATCTTCGGAACGCGCGTGATGTCTTGCAGATGCCATGCTTAATATTCCCCTCAGAAACTTTCAGACGATCCGCTGGGTTGAGAATCTTTACACCAACGCCCTGAATCCACTCACTATCAATGTTCCGTTCATTGCGTAGTCGTCGCCGCCAAGCGTTGATCACGCCATAGAAGCGTGGCGTCTTTTGTTCGACACGGATGGTTTTCTCGAATTCATCATGTGTGATGATCTGATCTTCTGTCGGACTCGGATACGCTTCTTCTAACTTGCGCACGTCCGGCCCGTAAGGGATGCCAGCCACAACTACAGGTAACTTAGACAATAGATCACCTTCTTTCTACGCCAATGGCGTCCTTGCTCGGCCTTACTACGTGCTACCGCGCGCAGCCGAGCTCTGCCGGGCGCAGGCTGGCCGTGCTCTACCCAGAACTTTATGATTTCAATAAAATGAGCCATTGGCTCCCTCACGTTGCGCTGCGGCGGCTAGCGGCGCTCGGCCCTACGGCGTTTTGCAGTGCCCCGCTGTTCCGAGCACAGCTCTGCCATGCGGAGGCGAGCAGAACTCATTGAGAAACCGTAGCTTCAAACATTCCGAACTGGCCGGGGGTAGGGCATCCCGGTCGCCAGTTACCCAGCCCCTTATAGCGCCCCGCAAGTTCCAGAATTTGCTTTAGAACTTGGGGCGAAATTTCCTCGTCCATGATTGCAATTCGGCCCTCGGTGGCCCATTGCTCAAAACGCGGGCGCACTCGTATGTGCTTGCTTTGACCTACCCGAACTCGTTTCACGAATAGGGAAAATCCTAACTTGCGCGCACCCTCGGAGTGTTCGACAAAATGCTGCTTGTCTTTCAGGGCGTTAATGTCGTCCATCGAGATCGTTGCCGCTGATCCGTTCAGTTGTAACGGCCAGTGAAACTCAGGACACAACAAACCGCTCTGAGATTGGGCCTTAAATGTTTTCTTGCCCTTGCCAGTGGGCACGAGTGCGCCGCCCTCCATCAAACACCGCATGATGTACTCGCTTGGTATTGTGACGATCTTTCCGTCAGTGTTTAGCGCCCCCATCCAGCGAAAGGCTGGCGTTCGATCATCGCCCGCCTTGGATTTGGCTCTGTTCTCTGGTTCCTTCCGCCACTCTTCCATCGCATCCGACCACTCAATGTTATCTGCGTGCATCAATAGCGGCGTTAAGCCTTTAATCTTTACATGTACGTTTTGCATAAAGTGCCTTTCTTGCGGTTATCTCATTGCTCGTAGTTCCGCCTTAACACGCGGCGATTCGGCCAACAGGATTGCTATAGCTTGTGATTCTGTATGCTTACCCTGCGCGGCCAGTTTTACAATAGCCCGCTTTATGGACGAATCCACTCGGGCGCTGATCTGCTCTTTTGATGTTGGAAGCTTAGGTCTGCTCATGTCCGTTCATTATAGGGACAAAAAAATACTTGTCAAGAACGAAATAGTTGTAGACAAGAATTATCCAGTGTGATACAAGTCTCGGTGTGGGGCGCTTCCCGAGGGCAGAGCGAAAGCAGCACATAGGGGGCAAGCTACCAAGTAGCGGACCCAGATTCGCCGCGCTGCCCTTTGGGAGGCTGAAAAGTTCTAGGCTTGAATGAATGGGAGGGATTGGAAAGGATGAAGAAACCAACCGTGAAACAGCTTGAGGGGCGAATTAAAGATCTTGAGGCCGCTAATTCACGCCTTGCCAGTGACCGCGCACGGATGGCGTTGACCATGCGCGAAGCCGTGCATAATGGCAATGAGTGGCGAGAGAAGTTTTGGTTGGTTCTCAAGCTTGTGGATGCTTACGTGCAGAGAGTCCCTGATTTGTCCAAAGGTGATCCGGTTGCACAGGCCAAAATGATCGCCAGTATCGATCCCGAAAACAAAAAGTGGAGCATCTTTTGGGACTCGCCAACAGACAACGGGTAACAGTGGCTTACTGACAGTGAAGGGGGTTGAAACGATGGATCGCAACGCAACAATTCGACTGACAGCAAAAGATAAACAGGCCGCGAAGCGTGCGACGCTGGGAACGCATGGCACGATTCAGCGAGACGGTACTCTTTGAATCATCATGACAGTGGTGCGGTCGCACTATGGAGACAGTCCTAAGCACCTGAACGATCGAGAGAAGATTTATCGCGTCGGAAACGCAGTCGCGGACTGGTTAGGGTTGAGTGGTTGGATTGATATCCCGCTTATGCAATACCCCGAAAGAGTGGCAGAGTTTCACGGGATGATCCAATCAGCGGATTAACAAAGGTTCAACCATGAGCAGTAAATCACCAATAGCCATCCGCATCGGGCTCGCGGTCTTGTTCTTTGCTCTGTGGATCTTTGTGTTTCTATTTGGGTTGATGAGTGGGAGTAAATAAGTGATCAACGTTTTAGGGCTCGCTAAGATTCCCGCTGGCAGGCAATTGTCTTTTATTCGCTACATGAAGGCTCGCTTAGGTGAGTCTGCGGAGCGCGGTGGAGAGAGGATCGTACGTGGCGAAAGCGCCAAGGATGAGGAAGAGGCAATGAATGTTTACAGAAAACTTCTGGCCATTGTGGGTAAAGATTATCGCGATCCGTTTAACCGCCATTGGTAACGAAAGGATCTGAATCATGAGCATTAAAGCGGCTGACAGAAGTTTGTGGTTCGCCCTCAATGCCGTTTGTGCCGGGATATTTCTGGCTCTCGCTATAACGATGTTGCATCCGGTCGCGCGAGGTATGGCGATCTTTGCTTCTACTTTGTTCGGCTTCTGCGCGTTCTACGAAGCACTAATGCGGGCAGCGGAGATAATTCATGACCGACGATAAACCCTACCCCAACGCAATTTTAGGACGCTCAGAACGTAAAGCGGCTGAGATTAACTTAGATGATCGAGGGCAGCCCTTTGCCGGCGTGGCAACGATTAGAGCGGCTCTCTTTGACGTAATGGACCGATTTAACCCGCTCATCATGGATCGCAATCTCATTCCCGATAAAGTCAAATCAGAAGACCGAGAAAACTTTGAACGCTCTACATTTGTTGATGTCGTGATCGCTCGTATCGCTGAACTCCAACAGGCTCCGCACGACGGGATTAAGATTGAGAATCTCTGCGATAAACACAAGCGGGCAATCCTACCACTTCCAACCGCAAGCGTATGCCCTGAATGCGCTATCGAGCGTCGCTCAACACGGAGGCCGAAGCAATCATGAGTGAACGAATCAACCAACAGAACAGCCGAGACTACACGGTCAACTTATCCATCAAAAGAGTGAGTAAGTTTGGGATCAAGTGGGAGCGTTTGGGTGAGTTTCGGTTCTGTGCGCTCGCCAACTCACATGAAGCCTCATGTATTGCCGCTGGTAATGCAAAGGTTAAAAGTTCAGAAGAGTTCTATACGCAGGTGGTTAATGTGCTGCCATGCTAATTGGAGGGAAAGATGGACCAACGAATTAAGGAACTTTGGGTTGAGGCGTTGCGAAGTGGAAAGTATAGGCAGTGCCAGTCTCGGCTCAAGATGTTCGGCGATGATGCTAAGCCATATCACTGTTGCCTTGGTGTGCTTGAAGAACTGGCCATGAGTGAGGGGGTGATTACTGGTTATGATCCGGCAGGTCTAGTACTTGATACAGCAACCAAGCAGTGGGCCGGGCTGGATGACACTGACCCGCGCATAAACAACGGTAGTACCTTGACCGCGTTAAATGACCGCGGAAACAGTTTTAGTTTCATCGCAAATAAAATTGAGCGGTACCTCTGACCTATGCTGAACTCAATCCCGGTCAAAGACTTTATAGATCCACTCCGAGGCAGTAGGGCTTGGAATGCAATCTGCCGCGCAATAAAACTCAAGCCTAAAGTAGTTTTGATTGGTACCTTTGAGGGCGAGAGATGGTTCCGAGTTCAGAGCGAAGACCGAGATCCTCATTGTGTGCGAATCTGGACAGAGGATCTAAGTCAGGAGCAAATGGGGAAGTGTGATTGCCCGGCAGCAACGATTCCGCACGAGACAGGGCATTGTCTACATCTTGCGGCAGCACTGATTTACGATGCAGGGAAAGGGGAATAGATGGCTGAAGCGAAGGATCAAACGCCTTGTCCCGATTGTGGCTGTCCTGTCTGGTGTCATAACGCCGTCAATCGCACCGTCAGCGGCCCGCATCCGGGAACAATCACCGCCCATTGCGGCGGTTGCGGAACATGCTGGAAATCGACGGCGGCATTCATAGAACTCGTAATGAAAGCATTAACACAGGAGCAACCCCAATGAGCAATAGACAGGCGACAGCGGCGCTTAACAGTCTTGCTACCGACATCGAATACATCCGCCACAACGGTGTATATAAATCTGCTACCGAGGCACTGCTTACGATTCGCAACGAACGTGATGGGCTACTCGCAGAGAGGGATCGACTGCGGGAGGCGCTGAACTTCTACGCCAAGACTGAGAACTTGGAGCGGTTTGTTGGAACGGTCTCTAACGACATCAAGGGAACGTCGTGGGGTGAACTTGATCCTGACATTTCAAACACCGCTCGCGCCGCACTAAGCGGGGAAGGTACAACGGATGGCAGTGCTTGAACTAGATCTCTCGGACGCGCTGAAGGATGACAATCTCACGTTGATCTTTCAGCCAGACTGGTCAGCGATGCGTTCAGCACACAGCGAGCGCGAGGTGTTTGCTTATTCGGTTAAGAGCGATTCGGGTAACGTCTATGAGACGGAACTGTTTCTTAGCGACCTGAACACGATCTGTTCTTACTGTTCATGCGTCGGTTCGGAGCTCGGAAAAAAGAAATGCAGACATGTTCGCGCTGTACTTGCAGACGTTCTAGATCGTGATCCTGAGTTTGGAAAGATGAAGGAAGTTCAAGATGCACACGAATATAACCCCTCCAAATAAAGTGCTGTACGCAGAGCGCGTCAAATCTGCCCGTGACTGTTTCAAGCACGGCGATATCATGCCGCCTTTTCTCGTCACCTATATGTGTTACTCGGTGATGTACCGTGCGCTGGGCGGGGACGTAAAGATTCTCCATTATGTGCTGTATCAGATCTTCTCAAAAGTCTGGAGCGACTACCGCAACCGTCTCTGGTGGACGTGGCACTTGTACATCCGCTGTCGCAGTCGCGGTGAGATTCAGGAGTTGATTGATCAACGACTAGAAGAGTTGACAGGCGAAGACGAGCGCGAGTGGCCGAACGTCATAACAGTGAATGAGGAGCAGATCAGTGGACACTAAAATAGAGAAGTCTCCACGAGAGATAGCCGGGGAGATTGTGCTTACCTTTAGGGAACAGATAGTAACGACGGGTTTTGATGTAGCCGAAGCAATCAACGCTATTGAAAAGGCTCTCCGCGACAGAGACGAACGTGCCGCAAAGAAGTGCGATCTCCGCATTGCTGAAATCAGTAACTACCAGACACGCCCATACAGAATTGCACGTCGCGAACTTGAATCTATCGCGTCGGCTATTAGGGGTAAATCAAATGTCTAATTCAAAAACAGTGGAATTGAAGCCGTGTCCATTTTGTGGCGGTCGTAATCTTGACAGTACGTGTCAGGACCGTGAAGAAACTGGCGCACGTCGCGGATTCTATTTTGTTTACTGCAATCTGTGTGAGGCATGTGGGCCAACTGATTTCGATCATGAGGGAGCGATTGAAGAATGGAACATACGGGCCATGTTTGGAGATGAAACAATATGACAACTAATTCAGAACTAGCGATCGACCGCCCACAAGAGCAGGACGAATTTCTTGCACTCATTGAAAAGGTCGTGCTGAATCCAGAGATTGACGCCGAAAAGCTGAAGGTAATCGTCGGCCTAAAACTCCAGTTGGAGGACCGGGCGGCAGAGAAGGGCTTTGACGCAGCCATGCAAGAAGCACAGAAAGAAGTACAGGCGCTTAGCTGGGACAAGGTTAATAAGGAATCTAATAACAGTCGGTGGGTTAGTTTTCCGAAGATCGATGAGATGCTGAAACCCATCCGTGAGAAGTTCGGTTTTAGCGAATCGTTCGGCGTTGAGCCAGAATTACCAGCACCTACCCTGATGATGATGTATTCCGATGTAACCTACAGAGGGCCAGAGGGAACCCATCGGCGCCGCTTTCATCTACCAATGTCAATTAGTGGCGAAGGGCCAAAGGGAGGCGGCGTCATGACGGCCGCACAGGCGGTTGGCAACGGTAGCAGTCTCGGTATGCGTTACCTCGAAAAACTCATTTGGAAAATCCCCATGTTAGTCGATAAAGATGACAACGATGGGAACGCTATCAGACCAACAGTCAGCGAAGGTCAGGCAAGGATACTCCGTGATCTCTTCGATCGATTAAGCGAACCAACGCGACTGAAAGCACTGGAGTACATGAGCAATACCTACAAACAGGAGATAAAGTCAGTTGAGGGTATTCCTTCTGGAAGATATAAACACGCTGAAACTACACTTGCTAGAGCACTCAATAGCGAAGGCAAAGAGAAGGCAGAGCAGAAGGACTTCGTCAACAATATCCAAGTCTCCACACTCCAAGAAGTGATCGAAGGCATAGGTAAGAACTGCAAAGCAGAGTTTCTAGCAGCATTCAAGATAAAGAAGATCGGGGATTTGCCTGCTAGTAAATATCCTGAATCGTTGAAATGGCTGGAGCAGCAACGGAGGAAGTGATGAGAAAAATTATTTGCGATTGGTGTGGCGGGGATATCCCGCAAATTGTTCTGAATAATAAGTTGCAGAGGCGCATCGCTTTAACCTCGGACGGGGATACGCACAAGATGAACATAGTTTTTCAGATAGAGCCGTTAGAGACCAATGGAACACAAGATGTATGTAAGGAGTGCTTGAGCAATCTAGTCTCTAGAGCCGCCGCGGCTCTACTAACAGAGAAGGAGTTTGACGACTTCTAATGCACTGCGGCTGCAAAGAAAACGAAGACGGACTCACAGTTGAATTTTGCCGTGAGTGCGCCATGAAACTTGAGCAGAACTCAGATGAATGGAGACGCGCTCGACTTGGCTGTCTCACATCAAGCCGCATGAATGACGCTCTCGCTAAGAATCGACAAGGAACAGGTCCGGGCATTACGCGCCTGAACTATCAAGCGGAGTTGATTTGCGAACGTCTGAACGGCATCGCTTACGAAGGTTTTAATAACGTTTGGATGGACCGCGGCAGAGAAGAGGAAGACGCGGCAGTCAAGGCTTACGACCTGTTTGCTGTGCGCCGTGACCTTGAGATAAAGCCGATCGGTTTTGTTCAGCACTCATCAATCCCTAGCTTTGGCGCGTCGCCGGACAGAGCGATCGGGAAAGTCGGATTGCTTGAAGTAAAGAACCGCAAGACAAACATTCACTTCGACCTATTGAGAAGCTTGAAGGTTCCTACTGGCGATGTTGACCAGGTGTTAACAGAGTTAGCTTGTGCAGAGTGGGCAGAATTTTGTGATTACGTTAGCTACGATTCACGTGCGCCAGCAGGAATGGATCTCTTTGTGAGACGGTTTTACCGCGAGGATTATCAGCAACGGATAGCAGAGATTGAGCAGCGCGGACAAGAGTTTCTTTTTGAGGTCGAAAAGCTAGCCGCAGACCTTCAAGAGCGGGCCTTATCAGGATTCATCTTTTTAGATCGTGAGGTTCAACCGAACGGGTTAGCAAAGCAGCTTGAGGAATCAATCGCACTCGCTAGAAAGAGTGGTGTAGTGCATGCACGAAAAGGGAAAGTAATTCAGTTAGTGAAGTGAGGAAACGAATATGAAAATTGTGCCCATCGTTGACGTTGAACGCTTTTTGAGGCGCTTTGATCCAATAGCTTTAGGCTTTGAGCAATTCACTGTTGACTGGATTGAGGAGTCGTTGGATCGAATCGAAGAAATTCTCGGAGGGGAAGACATTAGCACCGATGACGAGACTTACTGCGGGGCGCTCGCATATCGCGTTGATAACATCTTAGAGATCATGCGGACTGACGTGGTCGGTCGTAAGTTGTTCATTGATCTGAGAGATCTTCTGAAATGAACATCGACCTAACAGTGAAAGATAACCGACCAATTACGAGCCTCGTGATCGACTACAACCAACGGGCGCACCGATTTGTAACCACGGTCGGCTGCGATGGCGTTACAGAGATCGAGGGCTACCACGAATTCGGAGAAAGCGATGCCGTGTTGTGGTTTGCGATCTACGTCAACGAGGAAATTGTTTGGAGAGTGAATGGGAGATATGTTGTGGAGGTGGGATACGCAAAATGAGCACAACAGCAGAATCAGTCTTAGTTGATTTCGCACTTGCGGATTTGAAGCTTTGGATTGAGGGCGGGCTTAGCAGACTGAAAGGCCGAACTGTTTACGATGAACACGGGCATCCGACTAACCACTACGCCTGCGCGGAGTTTCCTGATTGGGATTTAAGGCAAAAGGTTGACCTGATTGAATCTGCAAATAACGACGCGATCCGCATCCTGGATCTCAACCATCGCCTTATCGAATGTCTTAAACAGGCATTAGCGCAAACCGGATGCGACGGTGATCTCTGTCTCTACAAGTGGCATGAAGAAGCCCGATCCTTGATTACTGAAGTTGATGAGGCAATTGCCGCACAAGAGAACACGTGCATTCGTGAAAGTGAAACGCCATGAGATACGACTGGATAACCTACGTCCCTCCTCCGAAGCGCAAGCCATTATGGCGGCGGTTCCTGAGAGCGATTCAGAGAATGATCCCGTGGTAGTGAACAATCCCGCTCTCAGATCACATTAAGAGAGCAGGAGGATTGAAACCATGAACATATGCAGCCAATGCGGCAAAGATACGGACGCCAAGCGGAAGACCTATTACATCGTGGCCGACCATCGCGGGTTTATCACTTACGTTCAGTGCAAAGGGATTCTTGACCCGAAGGATTCAGTTATAGGGCAGGAGAGCAACGAGACTAAAGCGAGAGAGATCGTGGCTCTGATTTCAAAGCATTACTAACTTGCGGTATCGGGAACGCCGCTGAGCCAAGAGGTAAACATGCTAGGCGTGACACCTCGGAGAGACGAGGCATTTGAAAAACAATGAAGCAGACACGACAAAGCCGCTAAATCCATTAAGGAAGTGACAGGAATAGTTCTTTGAATGATTTTGCAGATGGCTTATACTGCAACTGCTTTTTGATATCTCAGATTTGACGCGCCGTTGGCCCGGCGTTATGATTTCCACCGAGCGGCTTTTCACAGCCGCGTTTCGCAACGACTTCTATCCTTCGGTGGAGGGACAAGCAAGGCGGGCCAAACGCGAGCGCGGCGGTGAAAGGCCGTTTTTGTTTCTACTCTCAAGATGTCAATCAAATTGATGCAGATGGTGTGGGACAGTGCGCCCTGCCGTGAGAACCCTCTTCTTGTTTTGCTAGCTCTTGCTGATTGGTCCAATGAGGCCGGTATTTGCTGGCCATCAATAAACAGGTTGGCGCATAAGACACGTGTTGACCGACGTAGCGCCCAAAGGATCATCCGCAAGTTGATTAAAGACGGCCTGATATCGATTGAGGAAGGCGGCGGGAGAGCTAAGCAGCATAAGTATAAAATAGAAACGGCGGCGTTGTGTCGCCCTTTAGAAAACAGCGGCGCTGGAGACATAGAAACGGCGGCGTTGGAGACAGAAAGGGCGACTTTCCCTGCACAAAGGGTGACACCAGTGTCGCCCGATCCGTTAGAAGAACCGTTATTAAAGCAACCGTCAATAGATCCGCCATATGGTGGTGCAGACTTTTTAAGCGCTTTGTCAGCCTTCGAGAGACAGCGGACGGCAATGAAGAAACCGCTTACTAACGAGGCGCTAAGGTTTTTGTATCGGAAACTGTCAGGATGGGACGAGCCAACCGCAACACAGGCGCTCGAAGACGCGGTAATTAATCGATGGCAAGGGGTATTTGAACCAAGAGAGGAAAGACAGAATGGATCGGGTCAATCCAGACCAAATCAGACGGCTTCTGAACGAAGAAACGCCGAGGTCATCAGAATCCAACAACGTGCAGCCGAGCTACGCAGCCTCGGTGATGAACGAATTGAATCGATACTTCGCCGGGAACCCGGCTCGTCCGGTCGGTGAAGAGTTCGATCTAATGATCGAGGCATGGACTCTTGCGCTGCAAGATGCAGTACCAGAGCGGCGACTCGGTGAAGCGGTGACGCACGCACGGCAGTCTCGAAGCTCGAACTTCGTCCTAGACGTGTCCGAGGTCTGCTCTGCGTGGCAGAGGATCAAGGGAGCAGAGCGAACCGTCCCGCCTGTCGGAACCTATGACTGGCGATCTAAAAATGTTTGTCCGCATTGCCACAACACTGGAACACGATTAGTAGTGAGGCGCGACCCGCTCTTACAACGTGACTACACTTACGGCGAACCTTGCGAAATACTGCGGGATTAAATCAGATGAAAGAATGCGGCGACAAGCTATGCAGACGTTTGGGAAAGAGGCTCCGAGCGAGCGCGTTTCCGGTCAACAACAGGCGTGTCGATAAACTTGGTCCTTACTGTCGAGAGTGCTCAGTCAGACGTGTTCACGAATATCGAGCAAGAAAGAAAATTACAAGGCTAGCGCAGAAAGAAGCCCGGTTGAGACTACAAGTAGAGCTGCCGCGCAAGCCAAACATCACCGCTACTGAGAGAGTCAAGCAAGCAATTGAGAGAGGCGCAACAACAATCGAATTAATTAAACAAGAGACGAAATTTAATTACGACCTCTTAGGTGATTTGCTGGTAGAGATGGTTTGGGAATCAAAGACGGTAAAGATTGAAAGAAGACCTGAGGGCAAGAGAGAATTTCACATCGCTGCCTGATAGAGTTTTTCTGAGGGAGAGAATGGCGACAATAGGTCTTTATGATGTTGATAGCGCGATCCCTAATCTTGCCTTGATGAGGTTGTCGGCATTTCACAAAGAGCGTGGGGATACGGTCGAATTTTTCATCCCCCTGATGGACGCTACTAGGTTTGATAAGGTTTATGCCTCAGCCGTTTTTAAGGACCAACCGGACGATGATCTTTCCGACCACTCATATCTCAATCCTGAGCAGATGGAAATAGGCGGGAGTGGATGGGATCTTAATAAGAATTTACCGCCGCTAGTTGAATGCCTCGCGCCGGATTACTCGCTCTACGGCTACAGGCACAATATAGGCTTCGCTATGCGGGGCTGTCGCTTTCGCTGCTCATTCTGCGACGTTCCAAAGAAAGAAGGAAGACCAAAGGCGAGCAACACAATCGAAGAGATCTGGACCCAGCGGACCTCTAACTTCATCGTACTACTTGATAACGATTTTTTCGGCAATCCTGAATGGCGCGAGCGCATCGCAGAGATCCGAGAACTGAACCTCAAGGTCTGTTTTAGCCAAGGGCTCAATATCCGCATCATCACAGATGAACAGTGTAAGGCGCTTGCCTCCGTAAGGTTTTGGAACTTACACAAGACGCGACGGCAAGTTTATTTCGCGTGGGATCGCTTTAGGGATGAGAAACTGATCGATGCGGGGATAGAGCGTGTTCGCGCGGCGGGTATCAAAGCGTGGCAGATGGCATTCTTTATTCTGATCGGGTACGACACGTCGCCAGAGCAGGATTATTACCGCGTGATGAAGATAAGCAAGCTTGGTTGCGATCCGTTTGCAATGCCGTACAGCAAGAATGATCCATATCAAAAAGCGTTTGCGCGATGGGTGAATCATCGGGCAATTTTTAAGACAGTTGAATGGAAAGACTATAGAAGCGGCATCAAAAGGGGAGAGATCATCTGAAATGGAAACTCATTTAGTCTGTGACACTCAACCTCTTTGTCTCTGTCTCGGTGATGACACTGATAAATTCTCAAAGTACGAATGCGAATGTACTGGAAACATCGTAGGCTTCAGCAAAGAGAAGTGTGAGAACTGCGGAGCGCCAATGGTGGAGACGGTAGACGAATGAAGCCGTATTACGAGTCTGATGGAATTACGTTGTACTTGGGAGATTGCCGCTCAGTGTTGCCGACTCTCGAGCGCGTCGACGTCATCATCACCGATCCGCCTTACTCTGATTACGTTCACTCGAAGTCGCGACGTGGTGGCGCAAGTGCGCCGAAGTTAGACGGAAGCGGGCGCAATGTAGCGTGCTCATTCGCACGAGAAAAGGAATTCGGATTCGAATCGCTATCAGCCAAGCTGAGGGCATTCTGTGCTCAAGAGTTTGCGCGGTTAGCGCGTCGCTGGGTGCTGGCGTTTTCAGACGTTGAGAGTTGTCATCTATGGCGTGATGATGTGGTTGAGTGCGGACTCGAGTACGTCCGAACGGGCGCATGGGTGAAGATTGGCGCGACGCCACAATTTACCGGCGATAGACCGGCGCAAGGGTTTGAAGCAATAACGATCGCGCATCCCAAGGGCCGCAAGCATTGGAATGGCGGCGGGCGTCACGCGATCTGGCGCGAAGCTGAAGAGCGCGATCTTGTCTATGAAGTACCAATAGTTCTGAATCGCAGTCACACCGATCCCCGACTGCACACAACACAAAAGCCATTGCCGCTCATGCTTGATCTCGTGGGCGACTTCTCAGACGAAGGCGACACGATCCTCGATCCGTTTGCGGGCTCAGGAACGACACTTGTTGCGGCGAAAAATTAGGCCGCAAAGCAATCGGTATTGAGCTTGACGAGGTTAATTGCGAGGTAGCCGCAAGGCGTCTCGAGCGCGAGTCGGCACAGACTTCACTTGAATTCAAAGCAACACAGGAAGGGCTCTTCGCAAATGCCGGATGAAGACAATCAGACGAAAGAAGACGATCCGTGCAACTGTAACGATTGTCTGGATGAGCGCAACCCCACCCGACAACGCTACGGAGAATGGGCAGGCACAGGCATCATGAGCAACGATATCGGACCACTGCCATGAAAAGGTATCTACTAGTAATTTCGCCACAACGTTACCCGACACACACGGGTGAACGCCCATTATCGTTTGCGATCTGGCTCATTCGACCGTGGCGGCGCAAACAGATAGTTGCCTATTCTTGGAGTCTCGAGAGAGCGTGGTTGGCCCCCCTTCAGTTCATCAAGCAGAGCACGAGGAAGGCACGGAGGACAGGATGAGCGCGGTTGAGCAGATTGAATACGTGAGCGTAGAGCGTGCTATCCCGATGCGGCGTGTTTGGGCGATGCCGGATAGCTGCACGTTTAACATTCCCCCAATTCGCTCATTGGTTAGATCCTATCTCCACAAAGCAACGGTCAGCGTTGATCCATTTGCCCGAAACAAACAATGGGCTACGTACACGAACGATTTGAATCCAGAAACCGCTGCTGAATACCACGTAGACGCAGGAGACTTTCTGCAAACGCTAGTAGGGCGAGAAGTAAAGGCGGATCTGGTGATCTTCGATCCGCCCTATTCGCTCCACCAAGCAAAGGAGTGTTACGCCGATGTGGGCCGCAAGTTCATGATGGCCGATGCGCAAAATGTAGGTAGGTGGACTCGCGAGCGCGAATTGATTGCGCGTCTCTGTAGACCTGGCGGGATTGTAATTACATGCGGATGGAACTCTCAAGGCGTGGGATTGCAGCACGATTTCGAGCAAGTCGAAATCTTACTCGTATGCCACGGCGGGGCGCATAACGACACCATCGTCACAGTCGAGCGAAAGATAGAAAGCAAGCAAATCAGCCTACTATGAAACGCTCTCGCATAGGACCAAAGACTTACGAACTCGCCCTTGCTTCTAGAATCGCTCAGGACGCACGAAGGCGGGAGAAGGTGGCTCACAGAAAGCCTCGCCAATCTGGAATCTCCCGTAAGACGCCGCTAAAACGTAAGCAGGGACTATTACAGCGCCGTAGCAAGCCGTTGAAACGAGTCTCGGGAGCGGCCACGCTAAAGAATCGGGCTTGGAGGGAGTTCTCGATCTTCATTCGGCGGCGCGATGCGGCAGACGGATATGTGGTTTGTGTGACTTGTTGGATAGAACTTCACTGGAAGGCCGCTCACGCCGGTCATTTTGTCGCGGGCCGTGGCAACTCAATTCTATTCGATGAAAGAAACTGCCATCCGCAATGCTACCACTGCAATATCACGTTAGCAGGAAACCCCTCGGCGTATGAAGAATTCATGCTGAAACGGTATGGTCAGAATGTCATTGACGAACTAAAAGCCAAAAGAGATAAAACAGTAAAGTGGCTACCTGGTGAGCTAAAGAGCATCGAAGCGCATTATCGCCGGACCAATCGGGGTGAAAAATAATTCTAAATAACCGCATTGACTATGGACACGGGTATATAGTTATGTTATCTTGTCCCTCTTGGAGGGAGATAAATAAATGCTGCACAACGAACCATACAAACTTGATAAGACGCTCAGCCCAGAGAGACCATTCGCACATGTCCTGAAACAGACCTACAAACGATTGGACGGCATGGACAATAAGCTGCGCGAGTCTATCGCGGAGGGTATAGCCCGAATTACCGCCGATCCGACTGACGGGATTTCATGGCGCGGTGAAGGGCTTATCGAAGACCAAACTACGCTGTCCGTCTTAATCGAAGCTAGTTACACGCTGGCACAGGCTCCGAACTTAGAAGATGTTTTACCCGCATTTGAGAACTTCTGCGAACGATATAGGGGCTATGTCATTTCATGGGCGCATCAAGGGGAGACATCTTCGTCCGCGATGTCTAATATCGCTAGTCGCGCAACGCTGGCGGCGACGGCGAAGATGTTCGGATCGTGGGGCTTCGCGCAGGAAGTGGAGCGGGAAATAAAGAACGACATAGAGGAAAGCAAAAAGCGGATAGTGGTTGCTCAGTTTGTCGACCTAAAGGTTGAGGAATGGTTCCGAGCCTCGCCTGACCCGTCTTCTATGGCCTACCGCAAGTTGTCGCCCCGCAAAGCAATTGAAGGCGTCTGGCCCGTCGAGAAAGCGCAGAAGCGAGCGTTTAGTCCGCGCGATCGTGTGTACATCTTCCGCGTTCCCCTGGAATCCGATGTGCTTTATACGGAGGAAGCGGCAGCATGAGCCCGTCGCTGAAACAACTTCTCTGCCTTCGTTGCGGCTATCAATGGTGGCCTAAATTGCCAAGCAAGCCAAAGACATGTGCTAACAAGAAATGCAAGTCACCTTATTGGTCGAAACCTCGTGGAGCAAAGCAGGGCAGGCCAAGCATGCTAAAAGGGACATGAGCGCCAAGATTGTCACTATCACAAATCCTGTTGAGTTGCTCTTAGCGCAATTGCATGAGATCCGCACAGGCAATGCCGACACGCTAAAAGAGATTGAGCGACTAACAAAACTGTTGCGTGGTGGTCAGAAAGCAGAAGCGCAACTAGAGGCAGAGCTAAATGAGTTACTGGCAAAGCACAAATGCGACGAGGGAAGAAACCATGAGCGATAACTGGTTTGGCAGCACAGAAGCGAAAGGAGGGGATCTAAGATGTGGTTATGGTTGTTTCTTGGTATCGGCATCGGATTTATTGCGGGCCGCATCTACGGCGAAAACAGAGGATGGAATCTCGGTCTACAACTAGCCCGCGGTTGGGAGTCAATTGCTCTCGATTGGCGTATGAGGTGGTCCGTCGAAATGGCTGATACCGAACACGAGAAAAGGACAATCCGCGAGGTGCGTGAGTTAGAGCGGATGCACAACGGGATCTAATCGCCAGGGATTTAGCAATGGCCCAACGTTGGACAGAAGACGATCTCGACAACTACCTAGCCAAGCAGGCTATGCAGCAAGATCGTGTGCAGAATCTTGTGCAACCAATTGAGCACACTCCAGAAGTCTCAACAGGAAAGAGTTATAGCTTTACTGTGTTTGGTGAGCCGATTCCGGCCGGATCGAAACAGGCTTATGTCCCACTCGACAAGCGAAAGATTTGTACTTGTGACGGAACACCTGTCCATCCGCCTTACCGCAGGCCAAATGGTGGAGTAATGATCCAAGTCACGAATGACAACAAAAGAGTCCGCGCATGGATGAATCACATTTCAAGGACCGCCCGAGAAGAATACTCGGGACCATTATTGACTGGCTTTGTATCGCTAGAGTGTGTGTTTTATTTGCCGCGGCCAAAAGGCCACTTTGGAACTGGAGCGAATGAGCATCGGATTAAGCCATCAGCACAGGCGTTGCCGGGAGTAAAGCCAGACGTTGATAAGCTTCTGAGAGCCGTCTCGGATGGATTGACGCAAGCGAAAAACGTATACGCTGATGACGCGCTCATTGTCGATAGTATTGGCCGAAAGCGTTATGGCAATCCACGGGTAGAAATAGTCATTCAAGAGATCATGTGTGAGCCAAACGAGAATCAACCAGAATTGTTCCAAGTGGAGGGCAGGCCTCCGTGGGAAGCTTAGAATCAGTATGAAGGATTAAAGCGTGTGCCTGAGTAGTTTAAGTGGAAAAACAACCGTGCGGGTGGTGCACACATGCACGAATGAGTTGCCAGACTCGGCTGCTGGCCTCGGGCCATTCCAACACAGGAGTTGAACTATGACGTATCCATTAGAAGTAGTCGCGCAATATGAAGCGCAATACGCAGTTCCTTCCGCAGATCAGATCATTGCCGATGCAAACGCGGCGATTGACGAAGCTGTAAAACTATTTCCCGGTGCTGAGACATATGAACACGCCATAGCAGATCGAGAATCAGCCTTGTGCTACTTACTGCGATCAACCTATCGCGCGGGCATGATGGCGGAGGCACTTCGGCAGCAGTTGAAGCGGCGTTGAAAGAGTTGCGGAAGATGTTTTCGCGAGCGGAATGGATAGAAACCGGGCTCTACTGGGACGACGACAACGGACCTGTCTACGAAGTTGAGATTGGAGACTTTGATCTTACCAAGCAAAGGACGATGAAGCGGAAGTTCCAGCATGGCACGCTACCCGATTGCATGAATCAAGTCCGCGCTTGGGCCAAGTCCCGTGGTGAGAGGGAAGGAGAGAGGGCGTGAGCGAGCAGGTTCACTACCGCCTCGTGTCTACGCCTGCGGCGTCGGCAACCAGTATTCGTCTCAAGACATTTCCAGTGTCGGGAGATAAGCGTCGGCGTAACTTGCGGCAACTGTAAACGGCTACTGGAAACCGGACGCGTTTACCCCTGTGATAGATGCGGCAAGCTTAGATCGAAAGCTGAAGGCGGTACGACATTTACAGTCTGCGAAGAGTGTTGGGACGCGACGAGCGCGAAGTGAAAGGCGGTGAACAATGAACTGGGATAACTGGCTGGCAGGATTCTTTACGGGCCTTGGTTTTGGCGGAATACTTGGCGTTGTACTAATGGAAGTGATCCGCCATGTGCAAAGAAAGGGCGGGAAATCATCGTGAGAACGCGAAGGCTGAAAGGCAAACATGAAACCGGATCTCAGACAATCGTTACCACTCTTAATGGGTATAATTCTAATCACGCTGGTGCTGTTCATCGTAGCCAGTGGCCCCAAACCGCAAACAGTTTTGAGGATCAACACCACAGAGCAGGTGAAGTGCAAAGGCGTGAAGTGTCCAAATGAGTAGGGAGTTTGAAATGAGCAGGATTAATGAGATTAGAGAGCGATGGTCTAAGGTACGCTTTGAGTGCGACGCGGCGGATGAAAACGCATACGCGGATGACGTTGGCTACCTTCTCTCACTAGTAAAAGACGGTGGAGTAGAGGAACGGCAGTTAATTCAGGATCTAGCTCATTCCCGTTCGATGTATTGATGGATGAGAACGCGCTGCGCGTAGTGGTGATTGGTTCAGTATCTATCTTGCGCCACATGCAAGCGCGAGCGCAGGAGATCATCGCCACCGCCCCCACCGAGACGAGCGCAAGGTGCGTGCTGTGTGGACACGAACCTCTGTGGTTCGACTACGACAGTGGCACATGCCAAAAGTTGGTGATACCACCGAAGTGCGCCGGATTAGGCATGGCCTTTTGCTGTTGCAAGTGCATATTCCCTGAATCAACCGGGCGAGCACGTGAGGTATTCGACGCAGGATTCACCATCCCTGCATCAACTGAAGTGGCGGGGGAGCAGAAGTGAGTGACGTACTAATCTGTCGTCGATGCGGAATGGAAAGCACCGACCCGGCCTTATTCATCAAGCCGAAGGGCCGTCCTTTTTGCCGCAAGTGTCAAAACAAGGAGCAGCGAGAACTAAGAGCACGACAACCTAAGCGCCTCCGGAACTTAAAGAAGGCCCGCGAGGCGGCAAGGCGCTATGCCAGTCGAAATCCTGAAAAGCGGAGAGCGTGGAATCGCGTCTTCCATGCGGTCGAGCGGGGCCACATGCAGAAACCGGATCGCTGCTCAGAATGCGGCAAGACAGGCAGGTTGGAAGCTCATCATGAAGACTACTCAAAACCACTGGAGGTGGAATGGCTATGCAGAAAGTGTCATCAGATAAAAGACGGGCGAGTGGCGGCGTAGACCCTACTCCAGTAGCGCAACCAGAAGCCAATCCGTGCCCTCCACATTCGCTTTGCGGTCAAGCTTGGCACGATTGGTTTGAACGTGTTGGCGAGCACGCGACCATTGATGTTGTAAACGCGACCGCGAATCTCGTCATCACGGAGCGAGACATCCACGCGAGCACTACTACACCAACCACTACAGCAGTAGAGGCAGCAAAGGAACAATTCTGCGTCATCTGCAAACACTCATCGTTAACTTATGACTACTTCCTGCGAAGGTGCAACAAAATTATAAGCGGTATATCGATCTGCGGCTGTAATTGTGGATGGCCCAATGGGTCTGTTTCGGCTCCCGCACGACGGACAATAGAAGCGTTGATTTCCGAGTTTGATGATTACCTAGTGCGGGATTTTAGGCCGACGCTTACAGGTACTGACCGGGAGGTGCTTACCACGATCATCGCTAAGTACTTACCAGCACAGCAACCAAAAGTTGAGCCGCATGGTGATATGACACTGGAAGAAGAGATCGCGTGGCGGCGTGAACGCGATGTATCAATACTTGCTTCGATGAAGGCTCAAGGCGAATGGATCGAGCGCCTTAAAGGTGAGGTAAAGCGACTTCAATTGTCCCTCGCTGAATGGGAATCTCACCGCGACGGAATAATCGAAGCTGTTCAGACAGCAGAGAACGCAGTCGTCACCGCCCGCGCTGATGCTATTAACGAGTGCATAGATCGAGTCCAAGGTGAACGCCTACACGAGAATCTCGACAACGAGTCTGACCGAGGCTATCAAAACGCTTTAGGGCATATCGTGGGCGCTCTTGAGGAACTAAAGGTGTCCAACCCTTGAAGTCAGGAGAGATTTTAAGGAAGTGAGAATACTTCTACCATGTGGCGCGTCAGCGAATGTCTCTCCCAATGTGTCACCTGAGACTGTCAACACCTTGGACGCAATGATGCGTGCGGTTAAGAAGCAATTTGCGAGAGAAAACATGGAGCCAAACCCTGATCCAAAGCCCTGTGGCGATCCCACTTGCCGGCACTCCAGAACAAAGCACAAGCATAAGACCCAAGAGGGAATGAAACCCCATTGGCACTACGGACCCTGTAGAATGAGAGGCTGCCGATGTCCGAGTTATCAAGAGCCACGCAATCAAATCTATGCGCCACAAGCCTAACTGTGATAATGTGCAGGCCCAAGAGCAGATCCCTTTTCACCCTGAGGACACTGTATGAATCGCAGAACACTATTAAAAACAGGCAGCGTAGGAGCAGTTGGCTTTCTAACGCTTGGCGCAAAGGGTTGTGGTAAGAACCTCTCGACCTATGTGAATGTGGTTATTGGCACGCTACAAGAGTTAAGCCCTCTTTTGCCCGGTCAGGCCCAGTTTATCTCCAAGGCAGTCGGTATAGCTAAAACATTTGACGATGCCTATCGGGCCGGGAAGTTCATGGATGCGACTGCGTTGTTTGAGAATCTCGCTGGAGTAATTAGCCAGATTGCAGACTCAGCTGGACTATCCAGCCCTTCAGTGAAAGTTGCGATTGCGGTCGTTGGTATTGCAATGAGAGGGATTGCAGTGTTGCTAAAAGACCAGACATCAGATCCGACTATCGCAGCGATTGTGAGTGAAAGCGCGAGTAAGAATCCGGTCGTGAGGCGCCAGAAGTCGTTGGTTGAAAAACTCGCAGACGAGAAAGAGATCAATGCTCTGTTTGCGGAGGCGGTACCGCGATGATAGCACTGCTTCTCTTTCTAATCTTCTCAGTTCCACAGGAACCAAAGATCGTCATTTGCACGGTAGTAGCACCACGCGAGGCAATTACTTGTGATGGCCGAAGACCTTTGGATGTAACTGTGCTCTCTGCGGAACAGTTAGACGAGTGGGAGTTAGTCGCTCCTATGCAGGGGGAATCTCCGAACTCTGACGCGCCCTTATCAAAGCATTCGCTTAAAAGAGGCGACAAGGTTAAGCTGTTAGTCGAGCCGGACGGTATGACACCCATTGCGAACTGCAAGGTAAGAGTGTGGCGCAAGCTAAAGGATTACACCTCAAGTCATCCCGGCGATCACGTACCGTTTACGCTGCGAACTGAGCCCGATGATTGTCAGCCTTCGTATGGGAAGAATTGATTTTGAGGCGTCTCGGAGGCCAGCAACAGGCCGCAGACTGAAGGGCAATTTGACAGGAGCGACATAGAAGCTATGGCAACTAAAAAAGGTGGAAAGAAGTAGTAACAAGGCACGAGACGCTTCAAACATGAGACAAGTCCACAACGTAGAGCACCAAGGCACGCTGATAGAATTCCTTAACAAGTGCCTCAAAGCTTACGAGGAGCGCACCAAAGCACTGAAAGGTACGCCGCCAATAGGCGAGACATCGATCGCGCAGAAGTTAGAGGCAATTATTGACATGCTGAAACCTCTCGGCTCTGTACCGGGTGACCTCGGATTCGCAAGAGAGGAAATCAGTTTAATTCACGGGTTGCTTGCCAACCCTCCACAACCAGAACTAGAACCCTTCACCCCGTTTCGCATAGAGCCGGATTCAGGGTTCGTTGAAATAGGAGACATTGAATCCATGCAGATAACAGACACACAGCAGTTCAAGATTACTTTTCCGGCTCCAGTTGATAAGAAAGGGTTTCCCGCCAAGGTGCAGGATGGCTCAGTTTCTATAACGGTAGGCAACGATACCGCGACGGTAGAACCTAACCCTGATGATCCTTCGAACGTGTTCAGCGCGTTAGTTAAAGGCAACCGCCCCGGCGCTGACGATGGCTCAGAGGTCACGGCGGTGTCTATCAGTGCTGATGCTGACCTTGGCGAGGGCGTCAAGACCATTAGCAAGGCAGTTGAGCTCATGGTGACAAGCGGTGAAGCCACAGGATTTGGTGAACCCACTGTAAGCACTCCTGAGGAGCAGGCGTAATTACTTTTCGCCCTTCGGCTATTGGGGGAAACTTGTTTGGTAAGGCGATGGCTGGAGGGCGAAATCACCATTTAAGGAAACCGCCGCAGCATGAAAAGACTAATTACCTTCGCAGTATCCGCGTTGATAGTCTTAAGCGTCGTGATCGGCACGCCAAAGAATGCGCGATGCTTCGATAGATTCTGTATGACTTGTGAGCAGCAATGTATACAGGATTACGCCCAGTTGGTTGTAGACTGCTCCGCAGACGGCACACCTGTTTCCGTCTGTGAGACGCGCAATAAGGATTTCATGCGCACCTGCGGAGTGGTTATGTGCCCGGTCTGCTCGTGGTATGAGAACTATTAAGGCTCTTATCTGACTGGAGACAACGTGTTTGGCCGAACAGCGCACAGGGATGGGCGTAGACGCGATGGGCGGTCCTGTGATCGACCCGACAAAGAACGTCCTCGATCTAACCAACGCGGCCAACAAGCGGCAAGACGA